TGTACCAAGTTATACAAGCGGCGAGGTTTTGACCGCTGCCAATTTGTCGGTAACTAATAGCGGCATACCCGTTTTTGCGGACAGCACGGCGCGCGATAACAGTTTTGGTGGCACGGGCGAAAAGGCTTTAGCCGAGGGCCAGTTTGCTTACCTTGAGGATACAAACACAACGCAATACTACGACGGTGCGACTTGGCAATCTGTAGGCGTTGCCCCGGGCCTTGTGTTTATTACTGGCGCAAGTTTTACAACTGTTAGTAGTGTTAGTTTGCCTGCTGCTACTTTTAGCACAACATATAGGAACTATAAAATCCTTTTTGAGGTTACAGCAACCAGCGCTAGCGGCGGCACTTCCATACGTATGCGCGCTGCTGGTTCAGACAACACAACAAGCAATTACCGACAAATGGAAACGGGAATAACCCAAGCAAACTCGACTAGCAACAATGCGCGCGACAACGTTTCCAACTGGGAAGGCATGTCTGGCCCTATTGCTATGGATGTATTTTCGCCACAAGCAACAAACGTTACGCACGTAATCGGCGGCTACACAAACAGCAACCCGTTTAGCATCATTGGTAGAACTCTTAACGGCATTTTTGTTGCTACCACGTCGTTTGATAGTATGTCGTTCATTTGTGGTAGCGGAAACTTTACAGGATATTACCGAGTGTACGGATGGGCTGACGCATGACCAAAAAACTGATACAAGACGGCCACGAAGTACGCGAAATGACCGCTACAGAGTTGGCCGAATACGAACAATTGCAAACAGAACTAGCCGCTACTGAGGCAGCAAAAGCCGCTAAAGCCGTGGCACGTCAAGCAGTCCTAGACAAACTAGGACTTACAGCAGATGAAGCCGCCGCGTTACTGGGCTAAATATGCGGCGCTGCTTTTTATGGTTGCAGTAGTAGCGGCGGTGCTTAATGGCTGCACAATTTCTAAACAAAATACTACGTACAAATGTTTTACGAAAGCGAGTTGCGACAATGGCTAAAACACCTGAACAACATCACGCAGGGCTAATTGTTTTTGTTGGCCGTCTAATGGCGGTGTGTTTTACTATTACAATATTTGCATTTTTGGGCGGCATTTTGTTTGTAGATCAGCCGATGGAACAGGCGCCAACAGACGCGCAACTAATAGACTTGCTATCGACGTTGCTAGTGTTTTTAACTGGCACACTGTCGGGCCTTGTGGCGTCTAACGGACTTAAAAGCAAAACCCCGCCAACAGAATAATGGCAACAAAAAAAGCAAAACCAGCCGCTAAAAAAGCGACGGCTGCCGCTAAGCCGATACCGCCGATAAAAAAACTGGTACTGCCAGCCTCACTGCAACACGTGAAGCCGGGCGAACTACCCGCCAGCCTGCTAGTAGACATAAAACCGTTCGGCAAACTACACCCGCTAGCCGCTAACGCCTATAACGCTGTTAGGGCTGCCGCGTTCGCTGCCGGTATAAAACAATTTAAGCCGATTAGCGCGGGCGACACATACCGCAGTGTCAGTTTGCAACGCCAAGGATTTTTGGCACGCTACACACTCGACGTTATACCCGGGCAAAAGCCCCGCGTATACGAAGGCAAAAACTATTACCTGAAACCCGGCAACGCACCAATGGCCGTACCCGGTACTAGCCGCCATAACTTAGGTTTGGCCTGTGACTTTGCAAACATGAATGGCGCCACGTTTGCGTTTATGTGCGAACACGGCCCACGTTTCGGCTGGTCATTGGAAGTAATGCCCGCTGAACCTTGGCACTGGTTTTATTGGCCCGGTGATCGAGTACCAGCCGCCGTAACCCAATATTTGCAAGGATTAGCGCCAGTATCCCCCACCGCGTAACACGTGCCTACTACGGTTTTATGACCGACGAAAAGAGGACTACTACGCATGAACGAACTACAAACGTTTACCTATGAATGTTTTATAGGCCGTATGGATAACGGCCAACAAGTTTTAGTACAGATTTTTAGAAACCCTGCCAGCCTCGAAGTGTTGGCTAGTCAGATCGCGTTTCGTACCGCTGCCGGCGACAGTTGGCAAACGCCTTACCAGTTGGAGAAAATGCCATGACCCCATTCGTAGCAAAATTAGCGCTAGGCGCTGTTTGCACTATTGCCGCGTCGCTGTTGGCTTGGGTAATGCCCGGGCTACCTGACAGCGGCCCCAGCCGCCCCCCAGCCGTCGAGTACGTTTACGAGGCAACCCCACTACTGCCCACCACAAGCACTACAACGCCGTTTAACGAGGGTAATTGCCTGCAGGTAGTGTCACTGGCCTTAGTTTTGGGTTGGCCTGCTAGCGAGGCTGACACGATAGCCAAGGTTGCAGCCCGTGAAAGCCGCTGCACTAGCGACGCATACAACGCGCTAGACACTGCAGGCGGGAGTTACGGCATATACCAAATAAACGGGTTTTGGTGCAATCCCTCGACGTACTGGCCGCAAGGCTGGCTACAGGCCCAAGGCATATTAGATAATTGCCAGCAACTATTTTCGCCTGAAATAAACACAAAGGCAGCCCTAGCCATATGGTTAAATAGTGGTTGGGCGCCGTGGAAAACAGCCCAATAACCCGATAACAAAGGACTACCCGACATGCAAGAACCAATAGAACCCGATACCGGCATAACCGAACACACCCGAAAAATGTTTGCACTTATTGACGATCTAGTTAGGCCTAACCACGTTGCTAAACCAGTAAATACGCACGTTTACCATTTGATAGGTGAACTGGAAGCACTACGAAAAGACTTACAACGCATGGAAGACCCGCGCGCAAAGTTTTTAGAACTGGCCATAATCGAGTTAGAGAAACTGCAATAATGTTTAGGTGCAGCCTTACCGCTGAGGATTTAGACCGCTGCAAACTTATTGCAGATCAGATCAGCAGCAACAGCCGCGAATATAAACAGCGTTACGGCGCACACAAACGCGTTACAGACCCCGAAACCCTAAACCTAAACGGTGTGCTAGGCGAATACGCGTTAGCAAAATACCTAGGTTGGGCTTACTGGTATACGGAATATGACCCCAGCGCCTACGACGTTGCCGGCTACGAGGTTCGATCTACACGCCACGCCAACGGCCATTTGATAACACACCCGGGCGACAAACCCGGAATATATGTACTGGCAATAATTGAGGCTGAAAACATGGTAAGGCTGCACGGCTGGCGAACCCTAAAAACGGCAAACCTGCAGCGCCATTGGCGAACCGATATGCACACCCCGTGCTATATGACCCCGCAAACCGAGTTATGGCCTATGGATATGCTGCCAGCAACCGCGTTATACCTATGTGGTAAAACAGACTAAGTAAACCCGACTAGAAAAGGACACCCGACTAATGGCATTTGATTTACAAAACTACGTTGATGTACCAACCCGCCTTGCTGAGGCATACAAGCGTTGGCCTAACCTACGCATACAAGAAACCGTAAACGAAACGGTAACTATGCCCGATGGCAGTTGTTTTATACGTTGCACGGTTTCGGTTTGGCGTGATGAACTCGACAAACTGCCAGCAATCGCTACAGCAGCCGAACCATACCCCGGCAAAACGCCTTACACCAAAAACAGCGAATTCATGGTAGGTATGACTAGCGCCCTAGGCCGCGCGCTTGGGTATATGGGTTGCGGAGTGTCTAAAAGTATTGCTAGCCGTAATGAGATCGAGGCACGCCAAGACCCAGCAGCACCGGGCGAAGTAATCGCACCACGTGGCCGAGTAGAAGCGGGTAGCGCTGCAGGCAACCCCAGCGCCCCTAGCGGCAACTTTGCTAGCGCTAAGCAGATCAACTTTATTAAAGCGTTGGCTAAAGGCCGCGAGTATGACGAAGGCGAACTACTAGAAAAAATCCATGAGATACTAGGCAAAAACGACGTAATACTAGAAACACTGACAGCAGCAGACGCCACAAAAGTAATCGGAATAATGAAATGACCCGCTACAAATCTAATTACAGTTACGCGCAAGATTTACGCGAAGTACGCCAACACGGCATGGAAACAGCACGCAAACTGGCAGCCGAACAGGCGTTAGTAATGGAATTAAATAACCAAATACACGCGCTAAACGTCGAGGTAGAACGCCTTACTGACGAACTGAACTTAGCCCATGAAGCATTACGCAGGGCCTTTAGTCCACAATGACGCCTAACCTAATGAGTGAACGCCTACTAAAAAATACAATAATTACCTATGCACGTGGTTACGGCTGGCTAGTTCACCACGATTTACCTAGCCAACGTGCTAATGGCAGTTGGGCAACAGTGACACAAGGCGATAGCGGTTTCCCTGATTTAGTGCTAGTTCACCCGGGCAACCATATTAAACATTTGCCAGCACAAATTATTTATGCCGAACTTAAAACGCAACGTGGCAAACTAACTACAGGTCAGCAACAATGGTTAGACATTTTGCAGGCAGCAGGGCAAACAGCGGTAGTTTGGCGCCCTGCAGATTTACAAGCAATCTTTACCAAACTGATGGTATAAAAATGCTTACAGTAGGCAGCCTATTTAGTGGCATTGGCGGTTTAGATTTAGGTTTAGAACGTGCAGGCATGGAAATAATATGGCAATCAGAAATTGACCCGTACTGCAACAAAGTATTAAAAAAGCATTGGCCCGAGGTGCCTAACTATGGAAATATTAAAGAAATCAACTGGTCAAGAGTGCCAAGACCTGACATTATTTGCGGTGGATACCCCTGCCAGCCCTTTAGCACCGCAGGAAAACGACGAGGAACTGATGACCCTCGACACTTGTGGCCATGGGTTAGAGACGCCATTAGCAACTTACGACCACGCTACGCAATTTTGGAAAACGTCAGAGGCCATCTCACTATGGGGGGAACCACAGTTATTGGTGAACTTGCCGAAATCGGGTATGACGCGGAATGGCGTATTGTTTCAGCAGCAGGAATGGGTGCGCCCCATAGACGCGACAGGATTATTATTGTGGCCTACCCCAACAACGCAAGAGAACGAACACCCGGGGGCAACATGGAACAGCAAGGGGAGACGGGTAGCGCCGAGCGGGGTAACTCATGGAATGAACTTGGCCGACGCAGTGCAAATGTGGCCAACACCGACAGCAGACGACGCCAGCAACGTGAACCCGAAACCAAACCGCTTTCGTGGGTTAGTTGCAGCAGTGAACGAAACTACGCCAACTGGTGGGAAACTGAACCCGGCGTGGGTCGAGTGGTTAATGGGGTTTCCAATCGGGTGGACAGACTTAAAGGATTAGGTAACGCAGTAGTGCCGCAAGTTGCGGAATATATAGGCCGCCTTGTAATGGCAGCCGAACTAAATAACTCATAGACCTAAGCCATTCGCACGGCAGTTGGTAACACTCGGTAACGAGGGTAGATCGACGCGCCCTGAAACATGCAACACAAAATGGATTAGGCAAGGCGTCGAAGCGGGCTGTAAACATAATCAGCCAAGTAAGTAATGCTAGGTAACGGACTGAGTGCAACCCGTGGGCGGGCATTACTGCATTAGGCTTAATGGTGCCGGCATAAACAAACCGATAACAAACCCAACGCAACCGAG